CCGCACTCTTGGGGAGTTCCCCGTCCTCAACCGCGCCGCCGTCGTACCAGGCGTAGGCGGCGCGCGCCTTCGCCACCGTCAGCGGCCCCTCCAGCTTCTTTTCGTTCGCCGGGCCGTCCCACGTCCCGTCGGAGGTGGCCGTGTCGTGCGTGCCGACCGCGCCCATCTCCTGCACCCGCAGCGTCGCCAGCTCCTGCTCGGTGACCGGCTGCCCGCCGGCGACGACCGCGCCGGCTTCGTCGAGGAGCGCGATGTACGCCTCGGCGAAAGCCGGGATGTCGACGAGGGTGGCGGCCCTGATGCGGCCGCCGTGGAATATGACCTTTTCCGGCTGGGCGAAGAGCATCTCGAACATGTCCGGCTCTTCGCCGTCACCGTCGCCGGTGCCGGCGTTGACGTCGTCGGGCCACACGAACTCGGTGTCGGCGTCGGAGATGCTGTCGGCGTCGATGCTGACGCCGCGGAGGAACTTGCCCTCGATCTTCGCGTGGGCGCGGCGTCCGTCCTCATCACTGAGGTCGAGGACTCCGGCGCCCATGACCTTGTTGCCGTCGCGCCAGATGCGGTCGATGCGGCCGACGTTGACGGCGATCGTGCGGGGCTCCCCGCCGTGGGAGTCTTCCTTGTTCCAGCGCAGCGGGATGGGCAGGTCGGCCCAGGTGAGGGCGCCGGGGGCGAACTCGCGGCCGTCGCCGGTGACGATGCCCTCCACCGCGAGGGGGCCCTCCCAGGGGGCGGTCTGCCCGGCGTAGTCCATGCCGTCGTCGTCCGGCTCGTCGGGCTTGTCGTCGTCCATGTCGGCGCATGCCGCGTCGGCTTCAGCCTCGGTGGCGTAGCAGCCCTTCAGTTCGCCTTCTTCGTCGACGACGGCCCACGGCGTGTCGGCACCGCAGTCCGGGTGGTCCTGCATCGTGCGGTACACGGTGCCTCCTTCGTGTGTGGTCGGGGGGATTGTGGCCGCAGCCAACGCCATGATCGTTCCGGCGGCGTCCTGCTCCCCGTCCTGCGGCCACACGGCGACGAGCGTTCCCCGGCAGCGTGCGCCGCCCTCGCAGTGGACGTAGCCGCCGGTGGGGTAGGCGCCGCGGGCGTCGGGCAGGTTGGTGTAGCGGGTGCCGTCGTTGTCGCGGCAGGGCTTGCACGAGTTCGTGTCGAGGATCTCCGTGGCCACATACTCCGCCGGAGGCGCCACCGCGAGGACCGCCATCCGGCCTTCGTTCTGCGCCGCCGACATGGCCCCGCCGATCGCCTCCCGCACGGACGCGTCCGACAGGCTCGTGAGGTGCTCGTCGACCTGAGCCGCAACCTGGGCAGCGCTGCCGGACCCGAACAGCCGCATCGCCCGCCGCACCCCCGACGCGACGAGGTTCCCGCCCAGCAGGCGGGCGGTGGTGCGGGCCATCTGCCGGATCCGGTCCCGGAACGCCGCCGCGGTGATGGCCTCGTCGTCCAGCGACCACTCCGGCACCGTGACGCCCTGCGCCTCAGCTTCCGCCTGCTGCGCCTCGCCCGCCTCCCGCGCGTAGCGGATCATCCGCGCGGTCAGCAGCGCAGCGCCCGCGTCGGTGTCCACGGTCAGGTCGTCCAGCGCGGCCAGGTTGTCGGCTTCGGCTGCGGCCTGGACAGCGGCGGTGATCTCCTCCCGCTGCGCCGTCTGGATGTCCGCCCACGCAGCAAGGGTGTCGTCGACGGCCTGATGCCACGCCTGATCCATGGCGGCGAAGTCGGTGCGCGCGCGGGTTTCCAGGTCGGTGGGCTGACGGCGCAGCGGGCCAGCCGCCGCAGTGACGGGCTCACCGAGGGGGATGTCCGTGTAGTCCCCGGCGAACGCCACCCGCACCCGGTCGAAGACGATCGGCCCAAGCCGCTCCTCCAACGCGATGATCAGGTCCAGCTCGGACGAATACGCTGCACAGACGTGCGCGACCCAGGGCGTATGCGGCGCGGGCAACTCCACGTCCATCGGCGCCATCACGAGCGCCTCTTCCGCCATCTCGTGCGCCGCCTCCAGCGACTGGCCGTACTCCGGATCGTCGCCGACGGACCACACCCACGACGGCTCGTCACCGTTGCCGTTCCAGTGCGCAGCGCCGAACAGCTTTGCCCTGACCGGCGGCATCCCCTCGGCCAGCCGGCGCACCGCGTCCACGATCGCAGCACGCGCAGCCTCGTCGAAGTCGGCTCCCTTGCCCAGGTACCGGAGGGTGCAGTGCAGCTGCTCCGGCGCCTCGCCACCTTCGATTGCCAGCCGTTCCGCGTCCTCCGGCGTCGGGATCAGCGCGATCATCGCGCCGGAGAGGTGCGAGCCGTCAGCCGCGGCTGTGAGCGTGGCCATGCGAACTCCGAGTCATCGTCGAGAAGAAGCTGGACGTGTCCATCAGCGGGGCGTGCCGTCCGATCGTGAACCGGCCGAACGCATCCAGCCGGGCCTCGTACACGCCCGAGGTTCCCGGCCGCGGCAGCGAATGCAGCTTCAGCGCGGCGTGCGTGAACGGACAGCTATAGGCGTGCTGCGCACACAAGCCCGGGTGCAGCAGCTCCGGCGGACGGCCCGTCGCGAACCTGACCGCGTGCAGGGCCTGGGCCTGTTGGATCAGCCGCTCCTGCCGCGCCGCCGCTGCCGCCTGCCGTGCCTGCTCCGCACCCGGCGGCGGAGGGTCGCCGCCGTTCGGCGCGCTGCGTTCCTCCCCGGCTGGCGGGGCAGGCTCCTCGGTACGGCGCAGCTGCGGCGCCGTCGCGGTGGTGTCGATGTGCTGGCCGGTGAGGAGCGGCAGCGCGGACGGGGCACCGGACGGCAGCGTTTTGATGATGACCTTGAGGGCCTGCTCCCGGAGCTCCTCCTCCGACGGCTTGTCCGCTTCGTCGAAGCCGGTCTCGCGGCGGAGCGCGGCCCCGTCGATCTCCATGCGGTCGTACAGCTGGATGGCGTTGTCGGAGCGGTCGGGGCGCAGGGTGAGCTCCGACATGTCGTACCAGACGACCCACGACGCCCAGTCCTCCACGCGTGAGGCTTTGAGGCGGGGCTGGAGGTAGCCGGTGGTGATGGCGGCGCAGATCGTCTCTGCGTCTGGCGCGATGTTCACCTTGAGGGACGTCTCGTCGACGGCCCAGGCGTTCCAGTGGTTGAGGTCACCCATGCCCAACAGGACTTCGGGCGGGATGTTCAGCTGCGTCGCGAGGCGTTTGATCGCACTCTCACGTTTGTCGATGATCTTCTCGTCGATCTTCAGGGTGAAGTCGAGGTGCTTGATCTTGTCGACGTACTCCGCGGGCACCTTGATCGGAATCGGCACTGTTGCTGCCGCCGTCCCCGGCGTGCGGATCGCCTCCGCCGCGATCTCAATCCACTCCGCCATGAACGGATCCGGCGCGTCCGCGAACTCTTCCCTGACCGGGAAGGTGATCTCGTCGGGGACCAGCCACACACCGGCCGACGCCAGCCTGCTGAGGTATTGGGCGACGATGTGCCGGTTCACCAGCTCCAGCTCACGCATCGTCGCCCGCGCCGCCCGAGCGGGGCTATCGGCGAGGTGGTGGTAGCGCTTGTTCGGATTCCACACCCGGATCGGCGGCAGCGAGTCCTGCGCGAGCGGGCGCCAGTTGTAGCCGGACGTCGCGGAGTTCTCGTCGATGACCTCGTACCGGCCGCGGCCGGCCCGCACCTCGTCGATGCTGCGGACGGACCACTTTTCGATGCCGTTGACGTTCTCGACGATGAGGTAGCCCTCGCCGGGGACGGTGAGCTGCGTGCCGAGCCCGTCCATGATCTGCGCCTGCCCGGCCGGGCCGCCGGCGAACTGGGTCATGAGGTCGACGGCCGTGCCGGCCTTCGCGCGGGTGGGTTCGTCGGCTCCGGGTTCGAGTTTCGCGGCGTAGAGGCGGACGCGGGAGAGCATTTTGGCTTCCCAGTCGACTGCGTAGCGGAATTCGCCGAGGGTGTCGTGGTAGCCCCAGACTTCTTCTTGCCACATGTCGGTGGTGCGGAGGAGTTCGGTGCGGGGTTCTTTGACGGGTGCGGCGGCTGCGGTGAGCGCTGGGGGTTCGGTCGTCGATGGCGTGGTGGGCAGCAGGGGGCGGCGGCGGAATGCGTGGTACCAGGCCATTGGTTCTCCCTGCTCGCGGTCTGCGACGGGAGGGTAGGCGCGCCCCG